GGATGCTCAACTTTTACGTGAATCTTCACCGCAAGAACCGCCCGCGCCGGGTGCGCCTTCCGGCACCGTCTCAGCATTCCCGCAGCGATCAGAGGCGCACGGCCTTGGCGAGCCGTCCATGCCGCCAACCGTCGAGGACGTTCGACGGCAGCGGTTGCTGGATCAAGAAGGAACGCCAGTGCCGCCGTCGCCCGAAACTCCGACGCTACCGCCAGCAGGTCCTCCAGAGACGGCGTTGGATTTGCCGGGTGACGCTGAAATCGCCAACGCAATCCGCCGTCAGGACGTGATGCCTGGACGCGATTGGCTCGCTTCGCCTGAGTTTGAGTTTCGCAAGAATCCGGTCGGCGCCGACCTTACCACCAAAGCCGTCGAAGCCGAGTTGCGTTACCAAGCCGAGGCTGGGCGCGATTACGAACGGTTCGACAAGCTAAAGGCTGGCCTGACCAAAGAGCAGCAAATCAGAATCACCAAAGTTCTGCGTGCCGCGCAGGAAGGCGACCGCACCGGACTTGCGCGACTCACCGAACAGGAACGCGGTGTGGCGACTGAAATCCGTCGTTACTTCGACGAGGTGAAGCAGGTCATCATCGACACCAAAAAGAACGATTTGATTGAGTCGATGACCGAGGCGCGAGGTGCCGCCGTGCGCGACATCCTTGCTGGCACGCCTGAAGCCAACGCATTTCGCACGCATCGCTTGCGTGCCGCAGGTCAACGCGCTGTTCGTGACGCACTCGCCGAACTTGAGCGCCTGAACAATTGGGGACCGCAGGATTACGTCACCAACATCGAGCGCGGCTCGTATCGCATCGTTGATCCTGCTGGAAAAACCGTTGCCATCGCCGAAACTCGCACTGCCGCGAAGGAAAAGGCGCTGGCGTATTCACGCGAGCATCCAGACGTGCGGCGGCTCACGATCACCGATGAATTCGCCACCAACGTCGAGTTCCCGACGAAGCTCTCGCGCGGGCAATACTTTCGCATGGCCAATCGCGCCGCCAACGCACTCGGCACCGATGTCCGCGAGATACAGCGAATGTTGCGTGCGGAAGGTTCGCCGGTGGTCATCATCAAACCAGCCAGCAAATTCTCGGGACCGTTGCAGCGCCGGTATGACGTGCTCAAAGGCGAAGAAAACCTGTTCGACGCGCTCCCGGCGTATTCCTACAGCATTCGCAAGAAACTGGCGCTTGACCCGGTGTTCAAGGGAGCACGCACTGGCCTTGCGAAGCTGCCCGAGAATATGCGGACGCAGGTCGAGGAACTGCTGGGCGATATTCGCGGGCGTTACTCGCTTGCCGATCAAATCACTGATTACATCCTCTCGCCGCTTGGCCAGAAGCCGTTCATGTTCAGTCGCGGCGTCAATCAGGCGCGTAAGATCACCACGGCGCTGAAACTTGGTTATCGCCCGACAACGGCAATCATCAATCGCCTTGGCGGGGCGCAGCATACCTGGGTCAAGACCGGGACAAAGCATTGGCTGGAAGGGCGGCAATTCGCCAAGACACCGGAATTCCGCGAGCTTTGGAAAGAGAACGCGGATTACGTCGGAGCCAGCGCCCAAGCCTTTCTCGAAGGCGGGCATACGTCCGTTGATCCGTGGTACAAGCCGCTGGGCCTGTTCCAACGCGCTGAACTGAAGAACCGCCCTGAAGCCTTTGCGTCATTCTACAAGTATGCCGAGGGCGAGCTTGGATTGACTGGCGCTGACGCGGCAGCATTCGCTCGCAAGGCGAGTCGCTTCGCGCAATTCACTTACACAGTCGGGTCGCTGCCGCGCCTTCTCCGCAATCCAGTCGGGCGATTGGTTGGCCAGTTCAAGCCGTATCTGGTCAAGGAAATGGAATTCATATCGTCGTTGCGCGGTTACGAGATACCGCGTTATCTGACCAGCTTTCTGGCAATGGGCGGCCCGCGTGCTGGCATATTCATGCTTCGCTCGTTGCCTATCCTCGGTGCAATCGGCGCTCTTTGGTCGGTTGAAGATTGGCTCAATCGCAAAGCGCCTCGGGCATCGCGCGGCCTTCCAGGTTACGCCGGCGTCGATGTGACTGCTGCTGTCACGCCGCAATTGCCGAGTCGCGCAACGGATTGGATGGGGCCGACGCTCTCGGATATGTGGCACCTCTGGGATGACCTGATTCGTCCCGCAATGCAGGGCGAGCACAAGGATTTCTCTGACATCAAGGATTGGGGCGCTCGCATCAGCCCAGCCGCGCTTTATTGGTCGCGTCTCGTCGAAGCTGTGGCCAGTCGCGAAGGCTGGATTACCGACGCTCGTGGACGACCGGAATACAAACCCGGCACAGGCGGCAAGGTCGCGCTTGCGCTTGGCGCGAAGCCGTTGGATCAAGCCGTGAAGGAAGTTGACCGAGCTTACCTTCGGCACGTTGACGAAATCGCACGCAAGAACCGGGAGCACGTCATCGACCGCATCCTTGTCGCGCTGGACAAAGGCGATGGCGCATCGCTCTCGAAGCTCATGCAGGAAGCCGCCGAATATGGCGTTGACATAAACGCGATCAAGAACGCGGCGAAACAAAAGGCCCGCGAGCCTGATGAACGGTTGCGACGGCAATTGCTTAAGAGTACTCGCGTCATCGAAGCCGAACGCGCCGCGCCGTAGCCCATGCCTTCCGCAAAGCCGAGCACGTTCGAGAAGTATGGCGTGGAGTGGGACGCGGACAATTCCGCCATCGACGTAGAGATTTATTGCATTCGCCAAGGCGAGGAATGGCTTCGAGAGGAAGGGCGCACGCTATTCGACCATTACCGCGCCCTTCAAACGCTTCTCTGGCGAGATTATCAGCATCACGAGTGGAGCGATCTGATTCTTCGCACGATTCTTGAGAACCGAATCACCGCTGTTCAAGGACCAAAAGACGCAGGCAAAACGCATGTCATGGCCCGCTACGCACTAACCGATTATTTCTGCTTCCCACGCGACACGCTCATTCTCATGTCGAGCACCGACATTCGCGGTCTTGAACTGCGCGTGTTCGGCGAAGTGAAGTCGTTGTTTGAAGCCGCCAAGGAAGTTTGGCCGGAAGCACCAGGATACCCGGTTGATTCGTTGCACGCCATATTCACCGACACCATTGATGAGAATTCTGAGATTCGCGATACCCGACGCGGCCTCATCTGCATTCCAGTGCTGGATTCAGCCGGCCAGTGGAAAGGGCTGTCGAAATGGGTTGGGATCAAGCAAAAGCGCCGTCGTGTGCTCGCTGACGAAACACAGTTCTACGCCGCGCCGTACCTCTCGTCGCTGGCCAATCTAGACAAGGGCGATTTCAAAGGCGTGTTTGTTGGCAATCCGATTGGCGAAGGCGACCCGCTCGACAAGATTGCCGAGCCGCAAGACGGCTGGGATTCGTTGCACGAAATCACGACCACGACGACTTGGAAGAATCGGATGGGCGGCATCACCATCAACCTCGTCGGCACAGACTCGCCAGCCATCAAGCATCCCGGCGAATACAAGTACCTCATAAACCAAGCCGACATTGACCGCATCGTTGATTATTGGGGCCGTGAATCCGCAGAATTCTGGAATCAAGCTGCTGGGATACGACGCCCAGGCGTCTCGATCCGGCGCGTGGTCACTCGTGACATGATCGTTCAGTTCAAGGCGCAATCGGATGTGATTTGGAAAGGAAACGAGACGATCAAAGTTTACGCTGTTGACGCTGGTTACGGCGGCGACCGTTGCATTGGCGGTCATGCCGAGTTCGGTATCGACATCAATGGCCTTGAGGTAATCGCGTTCAGTCGTCCGCGAGTCATTCCGATTCGTTTGTTCCCTAAGTCCACGCCGGTCGAGAATAGAATTCTTGCCGAGGATCAAATCGCTGAGTTCGTCAAAGCTGATTGCGAATCGCTTGGCATACCTGCCGCCAACGTGTTCCACGATTCGACAGGACGCGGTTCGCTTGGGAGCGCGTTCGCTCGCCTGTGGAGACATGACTGCAACCCAGTGGAATTCGGTGGGGCACCTACCCCGCGTCCAGTCCAGGCAGATTTGTTCATTTACGACGAGAAACTGCGCCAAA